CTCCCTGTATCGGTTCAGCCAGCATCCATGGTCATTCATCTGGATAGCGGCTAACACCCCTTTCTTCGTGCGCAGTTCACGGGGCAGCACACTCTTTTTCTCATTATCTTGAGGATATTCAGAGTGTGCTGACCCACCAGGCATAAGTATCACTCGTTGCGCCCAGTAAGATGCGAAATCAGTGGTGAATGCATTCTTCCCTTCCGATTTCGCATCACTGAACAACTGGACACAGTGCCTGTATACGTCACTCGCGGGGACTTCCGCGAGTTTTGGTTCCGTCCTGTTCTTCTGCTCTTTCTCCCAGTCGACAGGTGTGTCAAGACGGTTGACAAGTACATTGAGCTCGAATATCTTGCTCAAGTCCATGTCGATTACACCCTGGACTTGTTTGGCATACATGCCTTCACGCTTGAGCCCGGCAGCGTCAATACCGCCCCACTGTCTGATCAGCCCAATCAGTATTCTGATTGCTGTGGTGCCGGCCGCTCGGTAGTACGTGAAGAATGTTGCGTGTGTGGCCTCGACATTGTTATACCTGTCGAGTGCCTCGGCAAGCTCAGCGCCAAACCCTCTGAGCTTGATGGTGTCCCTGCGCCCGAATAAGTCAACGAGGCGGACGTGTTGGTGGTGGAATTGCGTTATCTTCTCGGTCTCCTTGTCGAGTGAGTATTCATACTCGAAGTCCCGAGGTGGCGTGGCTGCCAGGTCAGCGTAGTACGTGTGTGTTCCTGGTGGCGCGAATTCGTGTCGCAGGTTTCCTACGATTGTTGCGCCGACGATTTTCGCTACGTGCTTGTCGTACATTGTCACGTAGTCAACGTTGGCGTAATGCGCAACGAGGTCGCCGAAGTCAAGATCCAGCGTGTTCTTCAATGTACCGTGTACACGGCGTTGTGTGTGGCACGAGAAGTCCACACTATTTTTGAATTCTTCATTTTCTTCTTTTTTTGTTGTTTTTGTGGCGTCAGCCTTTTCCGGAATTTTTTTGTTGTTTTCTGTTTCCTCAATTTTTTTGTTTTTTTCTTTTTCTGATAGAAGGGTATAAGAAACGAGGACATATTTCACCGATGATACTAAAAACGTAGG